ACGCATAGACGCGGGAGCCAGCGGTAGGCACAAAGACGGCAGCCCGGCAGCCGTTTGTAGAACTTGCGCCCGATCCGGCGTCCACGGGATACATGTTGCCGTCTGCGTCGATCTCCACGTCTTTCTCGTACAGCCACTGGCCCGTCTGGGTCGTGGGCATTGTTAGCACGATAGGAGAGCGCACAGCGTCGGCTGTAATGGAGGTGGCGATCTGCGCCGCCTGTCGGAAAAACACCAGCCTGTGGGTGTAGGCGGTATCGGTCAGCACCTGCTCGGTCAGCTGGTCGGCGCTGATCGCATAGCCGCCCGGCTGGCACTCCAGCAGCTGGATAATAAAAGGCTCCTTGCCGGATGTGCAGCTGGTGTGGCTGCCGTCCGCGCCCTGCACATTGTCGCAGCTGCCGCTGTGCCAGGGCATGGTCGATACTATGGTCTTGTCCTTTTCGGTGTCGAACGTGGTCGCGGTGTCCAGGTTCAGCGCCTTGTAGGCCGTTCCGTCCACGGTCACGTCCTCAATGCTCAAAATACGCACCTTGTCGGCCTTGGCGCGCATGGAGGCGACGTAGCGATCCGTAGAGGCTCCCGTCCCTACATCGCCCACAGACACGGTGCTGCCCACCAGGTAGGAGTTTGCCTGGTCGGCGGTCATAATAACGCGGGTCACGCCAGTTTCAGACACGGCGGCCTTGTACTGGTAGTTGTAGCCGCTGCACCCCTCCAGCGTGCCGGAGTTGCCCTTTTTGCCGTACTTGGCCCAGAACATACGCATACGGAACGCCAGATCGCAGCCGCAAATGCCGCAGTAGTCCGCGCCGCGTTTCTTCCACTCTGCGCGCTGGCCGTCCATGCTGATAAAGTTCACGACTGCCAGGCCGGACGCGCTCGTGAGCTTTCCGTCTGCACCACGGCCCGCCATGTATTTAGCGTGGATCACGAACGGGCGGAGGCTACCGTCTACCGCCACGCCCTCCGGCAGCGGCTTGTAGGCGTTGGCGTCTGCCAGGAAATAGGCGGGCGCAGCGCGGTAATAGTGATAATAATAATTATCGTCGGCAGTGTCGCACACCCAGCCTGTTTTCTGGGCGACGCCTACCATACCAAACTTGCCGGACAGCAACGTGGCACGATCCACGCCGTTGACGCCCGCCACGGCCTTGACGACGGGTTCCTTGTTCTCGATCTCGTAGGCCACTTCTACGGCCCAGAACGCGCCGCGCGGGAAATAGGGGTCAACGGCTGCGGCTGTGTTCGTGCCCGGTTTCGTTGCCCCCAGTTCGGCGGACGCCTGGATCAGTTCGCCGTCCGGCGTGGCGCTGGTGGCGAACTTGTACAGCTTTGTGCCGTAGGTGTTGTTATCCCACAGCAGGGTAAACCAGCGGCGCACGATTGTGTCAATGTCTACGCCCTGTGCAATCAGCGCGGCGGCGTACTGCTGGAAAATTTCGGCGGTGTTTGTGCCGTCCAGGCGTGCGGCCCAGATCGAGTCCACCGCGCCGTCCGGCGTCCAACTCTCTGCGGTTTTGGCTGCTGCCTCCGCCTTGACGCGCTCCTGGGTGGCCAGGGTGGCCTGTTGCTCTGTGGCGGTCTGATTGCCCGCTGCGGTCTGCTGGGCCTGTTCTGCGCCTTTCTGGGCGTTCTGGGCGGCGCTCTGGTTTGCTGCCGCCTGTTTCTGGGCTTTCTCCGCCGCTGCCTTAGAGGCTGCGGCATTGCTGGCGGCGGTTTCGGTCTGGCCTTTCAGCGTCTTGCAGTCCGCCAGGGTTTGCTCCAGCTCTGCCTGGTCGGCCAGGGCGGCCTCCGCCTTTTTCGTGGCCTCTGCGGCCTTGTTTGTGGCGTCCTGGGCGTTCTTGATTGCCGCCTGGGTGTTTGTTTCCCGTTTGCTCTCTGCCGTCTGGCGGGCCGTTTCTGCCTTTGTGCGGGAGGTTTCCGCACTTGCGCGTGAGGCTTCCGCGTTCTTTCTGGCTGTTTCGTTGCTGTCGCGGGATGTCTCCGCGTTCTGGCGCGCAGTCTCTGCGGCGGCGCGGTTCTGTTCAGCTTCAGCGCGGAGGCGTTCCGCCGTCGCGTATTCCTCCATGCTGGAGTTCAGCGTGGCCCACTTGGCGTCGAAAGCGGTCATTTCGTTGGAGGACAGGATCGCGTTTTCGTTGCGATTGCTGCGGCCTACTTTCACAGTAAAGGTGCAGGAGGTCAAAACCTGGCTGCTATCCTTTGCCCGGATTTCAACCTCGCAGACTACCTCACCGGGAACGGCCAGCACCTGGTTTGTCAGTTCCACCAAAATGCGGTTGCCGTCGTCGATTTTGGCGGCGTTATATGCAAACTTTCCGTCGGGTTTCTGGAAATTTGCGATCAGATCAGCGTCTGCGGGCGGCGCGTACTCCTTGCCGTCCTCGACGATCAGCACGGAAACAAAGCGGGTGGCCTTGTCGCCCTGCTTAGCCTGTACAAGATAGTTTTTTCTCTCGGCCCCGGCGTCAATGTCAATTCGCGTAATAAGTACGGGCAGCTTTGCCATTTAGTCCTCCTGTTCCGTTGCGGCGTCCGGCTGATCTGCCGGGGCCTGGGTGTTTTCTTCTTCTGCCAGCTGCTGCTGGAGCTGCTGGCGTTCTTTCTTCACTTCCTCGGCCTCCCATTCGCGGACGGCCCGGAGTTCGTCCTCCAGCGTTGCCCGAACGATCACCGCCGGGCAGTTGCTGGACAGGATCAGCTCGTGGACATTCTGGCGCAGCGTTGCCGCTGCAAGGTTGATTCCGATTTTCACACAGTTGTCCTCCTTTAGGTTCCTTTATAGTCGAAAAATCCCGCCAGTACCCAGTATCCGTTTCCGTCAATTCCGCGCACGTTTACCCAGTTGCAGTAAAGAGCATTTTGTCCTTTGCACGGTAGGAGCTTTGATCTGTTCATGTATAAGACATGGTTATAATCTGTTGGTAGCACCAAGTCTCCACTCATGTAAACAGTAGCGCCGAAACTCGCAGATCCGTCACCTTTGATTATAGTTTTATATTCCCCATTTTTGTTGAACAGATATAGGCCGCTGCCCGCGTCTTTTTGCGCCTGTAGTACTATTGCGTCCTGCCCACCGGGGCCGCAAATGTGCATATTTCCGTATCCACTGCCGGATATTGTCGTGTCAAAGAACAGGTTTACGTCGCCGTCGTACTTAATTTGTAGTTTTCCGTCCTTAATGCTTACATAGCCACCGCTTTGTTCGTTTCCAGATTCAAACGATCCCTTTACTGTCACATTGCCGTTGCCGTCCAGCTTAAAGTTTGTGCTGTTTATTACAATCGTGTTGCTGTTAAAGGTTAAGCGACCTGTGTCTATCGTTACGGAGTTTGCATCCATTGCGAACTTAGATCGCACCGTCCCGCTTTGTACTGGTGTGGATATTTTCAGTGTCCAGTCTTTCCACTGCATCTGGCCGTCCGTTTCTGCCTTTGTCGGTGTGATCTCGCACGCCATTCCCATTCTTACGAGTTCTTCGTCCAGCATTTCGGTTATGTAGGTCTTTTCGTAGAATATCCAGTCCGTGCTCTCCTCGTCCGCCTTTATGGCAGCGTTGTGTGTGTAGTATAGCGTTTGGTTGTTTGCTCCAGACTTGTATCCGTAGGTTAGGGCAAGCCGAACTGCGGACGATTTAAACGGTTTTACGATCTTGTAGTAGCCAGAAATTGTAACGCATTTTCCGCGTGCCAGGTTGCACAGCGCTGTGTCTGCCGCCTCTTTTACAGAAAATGTAACCGTTTCGCTTGCGGAAAAACTCACAGTCAGAACGCCGTCCGTCACCGTTGTGTGCTGGCCTCCCGCTGCTTTGTCCTCAAAATTCTGATATTGCAGGAGGTTTCGCCCGGACAGTTGCGCGGAAACTTCCAGCGAAATCTGCGTGGCCGTCTGGTTTATTGCGCTTTTCACTTCGTCGGTGGTGCTGTACTCTGTCAGCTTGCCGTCGGTGTAGTCCTGTGCCTCCTTTTTGGCTGCATCTGCCTTTTTCTTGGCGTCTGCTGCCGCTGCTTGTTTGGCTGCCGCCTCTGCTGCTGCGGCTTTCGCCTGGGCGTCTGCTGCTGCTGCCTTTTCCGCTGCGGCCTGGGCGGCGTCTGCTTTTGCCTGGGCGTCTGCTGCGGCGTTTGCCTCGGCGTCCGCCGCGGCCTGTTTGGCTTTGTCCGCCTCTGCGGCGGCTGCGGCGGCGTCTGTGGCCGCTTTATCCGCTGCGGCCTGGGCGCTGGCTGCGTCCGCGTTCGCCTTGTCTGCGGTCTGCTGGGCCTGTGTGGCGGCAGCTTGGAGACTTGCCACCGATTCTGTCACGGCTGTTTTTGTGGCGTAGGTTTTGGAAACTTCCGTGCTGATCTGCTCGGCAGACTGGGAAATAAGGCTCTTCGTTTCCTCGGTGGTTGAGTATTTCGTGAGCTGCGTGTCCGTATACTGGTTCGCGGCGGCCTGTGCTGCGTCCGCCTTTTTCTGGGCATCTACTGCCGCTGCTTGTTTGGCTGCCGCCTCTGCTGCTGCTGCTTTCGCCTGGGCGTCTGCTGCTGCCGCCTTTTCCGCTGCGGCCTGGGCGGCGTCTGCTTTTGCCTGGGCGTCTGCTGCGGCGTTTGCCTCGGCGTCCGCCGCGGCCTGTTTGGCTTTGTCCGCCTCTGCGGCGGCTGCGGCGGCGTCTGTGGCCGCTTTATCCGCTGCGGCCTGTGCGTTGGCTGCGTCGTTGTTGGCCTTGTCTGCCGTCTCCTGGGCGGACTTGGCGGCGGCCCGGAGGGTGTCCAGCGACTTCTCGACGCTGGCTGTTGTTGCGTAGGTCTTGGAGACTTCGGCGGTGATCTGCTCGGCAGACTGGGAAATAAGGCTCTTTGTTTCCTCGGTGGTTGAGTATTCTGTCAGCTTGCCATCGGTGTACGCTTTGCCGTCTTTCAGCGCTTTGTTTATGGCTGCCTCACCGCTTGCCACGGTGAGGTATTTTTTAGATACTTCCAGCTCTATGCTTTCCGCCATAGCGCTGATCGCTACCTTTGTTTCTTCTTTGGCGAGGTAGTCGTCACGCAGCACTTTCTTTGTGCGCTTTGTGGCGATTGCCACGGCGTCGGCGGTTGCCATTTCCGCCTCGGTCTTTTGCAGCTGTGCGAATGTCTGCTTGACGTTGGAGAGTTCCGCCTTATTTGCCAGCGGGTCGTCCGGGTATTCATCCAGCTTGACTATGCGCTGCTTTTCGCGCTCGTCGGTCTTTTCAGACACCAGCAGCACGGCGTCGCCCAGATCGTAGGCCAGTGCGTTGTATTTATCGCTCTGGGCGGCCAGGTCTACCAGTTCCGCAGTATAAGCGCGGGCCGGGGTGCTGGCCTCGTCCAGCCTGGCCTGGGCGTCCTCCAGCAGCGCAGCCGTTACCGTGTAGCGCTCGTCTCGCCATATCGACGTTATAACCTTGTCGCTGTACTGGTGGTTTTCTATGTAGTTCTGGCCGTCTCGCCAGAGGTGCAGCCCGTCTTTTCCTATGGGAATAAGGCGGGTATAAAATCCATAGCTGGACGTTTTAACGCCCAGGCTGCGGAGGTTCAGCCGCTCGATAAAATATGCGCCGCGATCCCGGCCCCGCCGGGTGTGGAATTTCAGCCGCTTGTTTACGGCGTCGATCTCCAGCTCCAGTCGGTAGGTGGTTACAATCTGCTTCACGACCTCCCAGGCCGTGGTGTCGTCCTCTTTGCGGATCGTGCGCTTTTTCGTTATGTTGGCGTCTGCATCCACCGTCCAGCCCGTCCCGGCCAGCGCAAACTCTGCCGCAGCTTTGACGGTTTGCTCTACGGTTTCAAAATCTTGAAATGGTGTACCCTCCAGTTCTTCGATGTTGAGGGCGCAAGAAATTTTGCGCCAGGCGCTTGCGGTGCTTTTCTCCACCGCCTTGACTACGTACTCCTGGCGATCCGTGCGGACGTAACACTCCGCCGCGATCTGGCCCAGCCATGGGCCGCTTGCCGGGTAGTAAAAGTCCAGTGTTTCGTCGCCGTATTCCAGCGTGCGCTGTATATGCGGCGATTTCGTCCCGGTGAGGTTTGCCAGCTTTTTATGGCTTTTGTCGTAAAGTTCCAGCAGCAATGCCGCCCGCCTCCTTTCTCATAACCACAGCGGGGTATATTCCACCGCTATGTCGCAGTCCGCACTATCCCATGTGATCGTCCGCTGCTTGCAGTCCATAGCGGGCAGCGCCCAGAGCGTCACGTCCGGCGCTTTATTCTGCCTGTCCTGGGTAATTAGTCCCGTTGTGCCGTCAATAACAACACTATGCCCGGATTTTAGATTTTTCACGACCAGATCATGGACGCCCCAGCCTGTCATAGTGAGCGCGGCCACGTCTGCCCGTGGCGTGATCGTGAGGACGCACGCCGCCGGGCGGGAGCCGACGCGGTGCAGCGTCGCCTGTGTCTGGCCTGTATATGCCAGTTTTACCGGGGTGTCTTGGAGCCAGCCCTCAAAGGTCGCCTTTACCCTGTAGGCTTTCGGCGTGATCGTTTTCTCCGGCTTAAACCCCACCAGATAGCCCTTGTATGTCCCTTTGTAGCCGTCCAGCTTTAACTCTACCGGGCCGGGCAGGCATAGGCCGTGCAGCGTAGACGCGGTGCGGGTTATTTCGTTGCGATTCTCGCCCCGGATCAACAGCTCTACCTCACAAGAGCCGCATTTCTGTGTTGCCGGGTCGTCAATCGGGGCCAGCATACCGTCCGGCCATTCATAGCCCGCCCCGTCTTGCGGTGGTGTGAATGCTACCTTTAGCTGCGTCGTGCGGTATCTTGCCAGATTCTCGCCGTTAATTTTCATTTATCTGATCCTTTCCGCCTCGTCGGCCAGAGCGGAGGAAACGCGCGGTGTTACTTTTGCGGTGAGGTCGTCCCCGTCCAGCTTGTTCTCCACATAAACCACAACGCGCATAGCTTTAAGCGCTGCCGTTACCTTGTTGTCCAGCATCTGCTCCAGCTGCGTGTAGAATGGAGCCAGAGGAAGGATAGCTTCTTCTCCAGCCTCTCCGCCTACCATCAAGCGGGAGCCGTTAATGCCAAAAGCCGTGGGGTTCTTCATGATACCGCCCGTGGCGTACCAGTTAATACCAAAAGACGGCACGCTCGGAGGATTCAGGGAAAAATGGCCGCTGATATACGGGTGCGGCATCGCCAGGTGTGGTAGGCTCCAGGAGAAATTGAAAAAGCCTTTAATCTGATTTATTGCGCTGCTTACTGCATTGCGTGCGCTGTCCATTTTGTTTCGGATCGTGTTTGCAATGTCTCCAAAGCGTCCGCCTGTAAGACTGTTGATTGCGTCGTATGCGCTCTGGTAGTTCTGCCGGATCGCCGTCATATAGGCAGCTACCACGCCGCGCACGCCGCCGCCGTGGCTGTTATAGGCTTGCTGGATCGCGGCCAGGCGCTGCTGCGTGTTGCTCTGCATGTTTTGCAGGGCGTTTGCCATGGTCTGTTTCACGCTGTCCAGCTTTTGCTGGGTATCGTTGCGCACGCTTTGCAGCTTGGTTCCTACGGTCTGCTGTATGTTCTGCCATGTCTCCGTGGTTTTCTGCTTGGCTTCGTTCCATTTCGTGCTGATCGTCTGGCCGATTTCCTGCATTTTGGTGGTGCAGTTCTCTTTGAGGTCGGCCAGGTGCTGCTTTGCGTTCGTGATCGCTTCTCCCACTCCCTGGGCGAAATTTGCAAATACTTCTTTCGCCTTGCTCATGGCCGCGTCCACGCCCGCGCGAAATTCCTCGCAGTTATTGTAGGCCAGCACCAGGCCCACGCCCAGCGCCGCCAGGGCGGCCACTACCAACAGAATAGGATTTGCAGCCATAACAGCGTTTAGTGCGCCCTGGGCCGCTGCCAGCCCGTTCTGGGCTACCGTGGCCGCGCCTGTGGCTACCGTGTGTGCCGTGGTGGCTGCCGTGGCTGCGATTTTCTTGGCTGTTTCCCCGGTCAGTGCGCCAGCTACCGCGCCTATGCCGTCGCGGATCAGCTTGTAGGCGTCAATGCCAGAGCGCACGCCCTTAACCATTGCCGTGAGGCCAGCAGTAGCAGGGGCCAGCGCGGCGACCAGTAGCCCGACGGTGACTATGTTCTGCTTTGTGTCGTCGTCGGCGTTCTGTAGCCACTGTGTCACGTCGCGCAGAATTTCGGTTACTTTCTCCAAAACCGGGGTGGCACTCTCCTGGATTGTGTCGCCCAGCTCTGCGCCCGCCAGTTTTAAGTTGTTCATGGCGATCTGCACGTTTTGGGCGTTGTCGGCCACGCCGTTGTAGGTGGTTTCCACCGTTCCCGCGCTGCTTTCGATCAAGTCCAAAAACTGGGAGTATTCAAAGCGCCCGCCCTGGATTGCGTCGGCCAGGTCTGGGCCAGCCTTAGTTCCGAAAACCTCAATGGCTTTCGTTGTGGCGCTGGCAATATCTGGACAGGCCGCGATCTCGTCCAGCGTTTTCTGAAATTCCACACGGGCGTCTTTGCCCTCTGCGCTCCAGGTGCTGATCGCCTTTTTCATGCCAGAGAACGCAATCTCGGTGTTCACGCCGCATTTTTCCCACTGGGAGAAAATAGCGATAGAGGACGCCGTATCAAAGCCCAGCGCACGCATTGGCGCGCCGTATTTCGTTATGTAGGAAGTGAGGGTGTCAACACTGATGCCGGACGCCTGGGCGGCCACGGCCAGCTGATCCAACAGTGTGCCGTAGTCGTCCGCCTCTATGCCCGCGTCGCCCATTGCGCGCGATACCAGCTGCACCGCCTGCACAGCGTCGGTTCCCGTGATTTCCGAAAATTTCAGAAACTTAGTTGTGCAAGCCTCGGCGGCCTCGTCCGTGTAGCCGAAGCGGGTGTTTACCTCGCCCAGCGTGGAGCCTATCGTGTCAAAGTCCGCAGCAAAAGAGGACGCCACGTTTTTATAGGTCTGTTCCAGGGCTTCGGCAGCCTCTCCCGTCGCGCCCGTGGCTTTTATCACGTTGTCCGCGCCGTTGTCTACCTCGTCCCATGCAGCCACCGCAGCAGTGCCAGCGGCCACGGCAGCGCCGGACACGACGTTGGCCGCTTTCTGGGCTTTCTCCAGCTTGTCCGTTACCTTGTCAAGCCCTTTTGCAAACTCGTCCAGGGCGGTGTCTTTCAGCTTTTTGTTGGTGTCCTCCAGCGCTTTCTCCAGCTCCAGGGTTGCTTTTTGGCTGTTGTTTTCGGCTATCGTAGCCTTTTGGAGTTTGCCCTCGGTACTGCCGATCTGGCTGTCCAGCTTTTTCTGTTGGCTTTCCAGGTCTTTCACCTGTTTTGCCAGCTCCTGGGTGCTGTCGCTGTTCTCGCCCGTGGCCTTTTTCTCTGCCTCATAGGCGGCCTTTGTGGTTTGCAGCTGGGCCGCCAGCTCCTGCTGGCGGCTTTTCTGGTTGCTCAACACTTTGGTTAAGCGCTCCACCTCTGTGTGGTGTAGGCTGGTGATTTCTTTCTGGGCCTTAATTTTCGCGGTTAGTTCCTGCTGCTTGGCTTTTAGCTGGTCGGTGGTGCTGCCAAACAGCTTTGCCTGGGTGCTTGCCAGGCTGAACTGGCTTGCAAGCTCTTTCGTGCTGTCGCGGGCCGCTTTGAGGGCCTGCTGGTACGTGGAGCTGTTGGCCGATACCTTGACGTTTGCCCCGGCACTCATGCTTTGCTCACCTCGCTATTTTTCGGTGTGTTCGATCTCGTAGGCAACGTACTCCAGCAGACGGCCCAGCGGTTCGCGCTGCGCGTCTGTGTAGCTTTCACGCAGAACGCGGATTGCCAGGCGTGTGACCGCCTCGACGTTCTGCTTGCAGATCAGCCAGCGGTCTGCGGTTTCGTCCACATAGCCCGCCTGGGCATCCTGTTCCGCGTCGTAGTCGTCAAAAATTGATTTTTCGATAGGTTCCGGCGGCTCTGGCGACAAAGCCGCAAATTTTGGCAGGACGATCTGCTGCATAGCAAAATGCAGCGTTTTGGCTGCCAGCAGGAGGTCGTCCACGCTTTCGCTGTATATAACCCGCCGGGAGGTGTTGAAAAATTCGGCCAGCAGCTGCAAATTTTCGCGCACTGCCTGGCCAGAGGTTTTCGCCGCCTCGATCCGGCGCATATAGTCACAATAAAGGCGGGCTTGCAGCACCGTCACGTTTTCCGCCGTGCTGCAAGCTCCCGCGCGTTGTAGCTCAACCTCCGGGGTCAAGCCTCTTTCGTAAAATTTACCGTGATGGCCTCCACGCTCTTGTTTACGCGCTCCATCACATAAAATTCCAGCGCCGCAAACTCGGTGAGAATTTGCGACGGTTCCAGCCCGTATGCAGGGGCCAGCACGTCGTCCAGGGTAAACTGGTCGCCGTACACATGACAGACGGCCTGGGCCATCTGTTCAAAGTGTTTGCGGCGGTAGTTCGTCACGCTGTCCAGCGTGTCCTGTACGTCGCAGTAGTCCAGGTATGCCTGGGTGTCGATGTGATCCGGCAGGAAATACTGTTTCTGATTTACCACAATGCTGCGCTTTGCCATTTTTACGCCCTCCTATGATTTAGCCCGCCGCCGACGCGGCGTACTCCTGCACCTTACCGAACCACGCCTTGATCGCGGCAGCGGCCCCGGTGTCCTCTGCGGCCACGTTCGATTCGTCCACGCGGATTTCGTAGAGGTGTACGTCCTTGCCGCCCACCTTGTCCGCCTTGGCACGCTGGTAAAATTCGCCCTTTACCGTGTTGGTCTGGGCGGTCTTGCTGGCAGCCTCGGTTTCGTAGTTGTCCTCGTTGCCCTGGGCAAATCTGCCGCAGTACATCCAAACAAAATCAAACTTGCCGTTCAAGCGGCGCACACGGTAGCCCAGGGCCACCTCCGGCGCTTCATCCTCTGCGGATTTGAGCAAAAAGCCGTTGAGGTACGCCTGGCCGTAAAAGGCGGCGCGATCTGCCGCAGCCAGGGTGTTGACTTCCAGCTCCACGTCCGTACCCTCATACGCCTGGAGCATATCCTCCACGCCGTCGTCGCTGTACAGCTTTTCGGACGTGAATTTGTCGGAGATTTTGGCCTTGATCGCGCGGGCCATTTTTACTGGGGTTTCGGCGGTGTAGCCCTCGGCGTCGTTCTGGGTGACTTTCGCCACATATACGTCGCGGAGGCCACAATAGCGGTGGCGCACCGTGGTTTTGGGTTCGCTCATTTTTGGCTCCTTTCTTCATAAAAGAGAAAACGCAGCGGGCGGATATAAACGCCCGCTTCGATCCGGGTCTGCTGCTGGTCGGTTCCCTGGTAGGAGGCCCCGGCGTCGATCAGCAGCTGCTTGATTTCTTCCCGCAGGGCTTCTTGTTCCTCGGTGGAGAAAATCGTCACCTGTAGCCCGGCTGTCTCGATCTCCAGCGCGTCGTCGCTGTGTGCCTCCGGCGTTTCTGCCAGGGGCCAGAGGGTGACGTGGAGGCGTTTATAACGCTCGTCGTACCAGCCCTCTTGCACTTTGACGCCGCGCTCTGTGATAGGCTCCAGGGCCTTGTAGGCGGCTGTGATAACGTCCATTATTCAAACCTCCCCAGGCGCTTGTCCAGCTCTGCCTGGTATTCTTCTTCTGCGATTTTTTGCAGCTGCGGTTCCACGGCCTGGGCGGTAGGCTCCACAAAATCGCGGGGCGGCATTTTCAGCGTGCCCCAGTTTACAAATTTCATGTAAAAATATTCGCTGCTGTCGTCCAGCGTCCAGCCCACCTTGGCCGCGTAGCTGTCGCCGGATTTTTTCGGGTTTTCTTGCGGCACGTTGTCGGCAGCCGGGCCGCCGGAGGGCTTAGACCATGCGCTGCCCGATTTTTTGTGATCGGCTGCGCGCGGTATTCGCCGGGCCATGTCCGGCTTTGCAATATCTGCGCCACGCTTGACTATACGCTTGTCCACAGCGGCGCGGGCGTCGTCGCCCTCTGCCGCTTCCAGGGCTGCTACCAGCTCCTTGATGGCCGCGCCGTCCAGCTGTATCTGCATGGGCCGTCCTCCTGGGTGTCAACTGTTGACACTATGCCGTAAACGACGCAGTAAAGCGGATTTTGCCGCCGTCGTTTCGGGTAAAATCGGCGGTTTTCACCTCGTACTCGTCGCCGTCCAGCTCCACGCGGTAGGCGCGGTCATGCCGGAACAGGTGGCGGCGGATCGTGTCGGCCATTTCGCAGCGGCGCAGCTCCAGGGAGAGGTCGCCCTCCTGGAGCCTTTCCTGGGTCTGGTCGCGGGTCTGGGCGGTGTTGTCTCGCACATCTGCCCAGGGCGTCCAGATTAGGGTCTTTTTTTCGCTGCGGCGCGGGCCGTCGCCGTTGACGCACTCGAAAATACGCACGCGCCTATACACTGGCCGTCGCCTCCTTGTCCTCGTACATTTCCGACATCAAAAGGGAGGATGCGGCCCCACGCAGACGATCCTGTGCTGTGCCGTACTTCTCCCGGTTGTCGTAGAGGTTCTTAACCGTCATAATCGCCAGCAGCCGCTGGCGGGCGGTCATGTTGTCGGCGTCAAAGCCGGGGATCAGTTCCTCCTGGCTCTGGACGGTTGCCTCAATCAGCAGCGGCAGCAGGGCGTCGTCGTCGTCGGTGTAGTCTATGCGGGCATAGGCTTTCGCCAGTGTCAGCAATAAGCCCTTTGTTTCATCTTTCACCGATTGCGCCCTCCTTTGCCTTAGCCTGCCACAGTGACGGTGATCTGGCCCTTGATTATTGCGGCGGTGTCCACGGGCTGGACGTCGAAACGGTCACGCACCTTGACGGCCAGCTGGTCTTTGTCCCATGCGCTGCCCGCTTCCTTGGAGCTTTCAATCGTCATAAACTCACGATCAAACAGGGTGACGGCCTCGGACAAATCGCCGCAGATCAGCGGGTACTTGTTCGTGTTTTTGCTGGCGTCAACGGCAGTTTTCAGCACCTTGTTGGAGAGCTTGTGGACAGGGTACTTACCAAACAGCAGCGTGCGGGTTGCGTTGGTGGGGTCGGGCTGCATGACGTAGTTGCCATCCTTGTCCTTGAGTTTGTCCAGCCAGTTAAAGCCGTCCTGGTTCGTCCACACGCCGCTGGACACGGTAATGGCCGGATCAAGCATGACGTTGAAAATGTCTTTCAAGCTGTCCAGGTCGGCGACGGCCACCTCTTTGCCCGTGGTGATCTTGTCCACGCACGCCAAAATCTTAGCGTTGCGGGTTGCGCGGGTCTTTTTGGCGATCCACTTCATCAGGTACGCCAGGATGTTCTCGGCGGTGTCGGCCAGCAGCTCCAGAGAACACAGCATTTTGCCGCCTTTTTTGGTGATCTTGTAGGCGATTTTTGCAAACTGCGGCGTTTCAACCTCGGTAAACTCGCCGTTCTCGTCGATTTCCGGCCAGGCGGTGGTGTCGGCTTCTTTCTCAATGACGCGGGAGCCGCTCATGGTCTTGACGGGTTCGACGTTGACGTACTGCTCCAGGTTGTCGTCACTGCGGCGCAGCTCCTTGATCCGGGTCTGGATGTCCTGGGGAACAGTGAGGCCGCCGTCCGGGTCGCTGTTCTCTTTCATGGCATCCTGGATGATCTGGTGGTCGGTGTCGTCCATCTTGCGGCGGCTCACGGCAGCGCCCAGGGCATTGACGACGGCCTGGCCGATCCGGGCAAAGGTCAGCGGCGGCTGCTGTTCGGCGTGCAGTTCCTGCTTCTTCTTTGCCTGGGCCTTGGCGGCTGCCTCGTCCTCGTCCTCCATAGACAGCAGGAGGTTGAAGGCACGCTGGAGGGCGTCCAGCTCTGCCTTTTTGCTCTCGGCCTCGTCCAGCTTGCCGTCTGCGATCAGCTGCCGCACCTCGGCTTTGGTGGCGTTGATTTCGGCCAGTTTCTTGCGCATTTCTTCGTTCATGGTGTACTCCTTTACTTTGTTTTTTAGGTTCCGTAGAGGTAAAGATCGGCCAGCAGGGCCTGTGCGCGGCTCTGCTGGGCCTGGGCGGCTTTTGCCGCGTCGGCTGTGTTGATTTCCGCCCGTTTGGCGGTGGCGCTTTCTGCGGCCTCCTGGGCCTGTCTGGTGGCGTCTGCCTTTTTCAGCAAGGCGGGCGGCGTGGCCTTGTAGCGTGCATAGGACGCAGAGGCCGCCGGGGCGGCGGCTGCCGTGTCGTCCACGATCACGTCAAAATACTGGCCGATGTTGGAGCCATCCAGCCAGGTTTCCGCGCGCATGGCCTCGCGCAGCTGGTCGCGGGTCATACCCTCCGCCGCGTGGGTGGCGTAAATATCCGCGTAGTGGTCGCCCACCTTGTCCAGACGGGCCGCAGCCTCGCGCAGTTCCGCAGCGTTGCCAGCCGTCCAGGCCCAGGGGTCGTGGATCATAACCTCCGCGCCTGCCGCCAGGTGGATTTCGTCGCACGCCATAAGCGGCATAGTGGCCGCGCTGGCGGCGATTGCGTCAACGTAGGCCACCTTGCGGCCCTGCCAGCGGGACAAAATATTGTGCATTGCCACGCCCGCGTAGGCGTCGCCGCCGGGGCTGTTGAAATACAGGTTGATCTGTTGGCCCTGGGTGAGCGACGCCAAAAAGTCCGCGATCTGCTGCGGCGCGCGATCCTCCGGCCAGCTCTCGGTGGCTACAATGTCGCCGTAAAAGGTCATTGTGGCCGGGCCGTCCGCCTGGTTTTCCATGTCCAGGTAGCCGTAATTTTTCAGCTTTCCGTCCCTGTCGCGGGCGGTAAAGTCAAATCGGGGCATTTTCTGTGCCTCCTTTCTCGGTTTTATCGACGCCGTACTGTGTGCCCATCTGTTCCAGAGCGATCATGCCGCCGTTTGCCAACAGCTTGTCGCCTCCAGGCGCGGCGCGCTTGTCCACATAGCGCCGGGCCTCATTGGGGGAGTAGATCGCCCCCTCGACGGCGGTTTTCAAGATTTCCATTTGTGTTTTGCTGTCGGTGCGCAGCAGGGCTTTTTCGTTAAACTTCACGCGGCGGCGATCCGCCGGGCCGTCCAGCAGTTTATAGGCCATTTCTTCCTCGTACTGCTTGATCGTGTACTGCATGGTTTCGACCTGGAAAGCGATTGTCTGCTGTTCACTGTTGGCATAGCTGCCGCGCTCGTAGTCGTTCAGCTGGTTTGGCTTAATGCCAAAGGCGGCGGCCAGTTGCAGCGCGCCGTACTTTTTCAGCTCCAGATACTGGGCGTCGGTCAGCTTTATGTCCATAGGCGTGAGCTTAAAGCCCAGCGGGACAGGCAGGATGCGGCCAGCGTTCGCCGGGCCGTTGCCCATTTGCTCGAAAGATTCCCGCAGCTTGTTCTGCCCGGCTGCGGACAGGTCGCCAGTATATTCCAGCACGGCGCGGGCGGTCAGTCCATTCTCGTACAGGTCGTTGAGAAAATCCTGGGACGCTTGCTGCCCCTGGACGGTAGAGGCCAGGATCGCCTGGACGCTTTCGCCCACCAGGCCGTTAAAGGTGTGGGAGGTCTTAAAATGCAGCACGTCGTCGGAGCTAAAAACGTATTGCTGCCCGGTGTACTGGTCGGAGTAGACGTACCAGAGGCGGCCAGCTCCAGCAAATACGCCCGCGTCGTCGATTACGACGCGCACGCAGCTGGACGGCATGATCCAGAGGTCTTGCAGCTCAATCTGTCCGCCGTATTTCTGGCGCAGGAATTTACGCCGGATATACACATAGGCGTTGCCGTAGTGGTTGCGGTTATTTTCTACTGCTGTCCAGAACGTGGTCGGCGTCATAAGCGGGTTTGGTCGCACGTCCAGGAGGTAGGCCAGCCTGTCGTCGGCGGGGTTCATCTCCAGCGGGCCGTCGGCGTCGTAGGTATAGACCTTGATCGGCATTTTTGCCATAGTTTCAGACAGCAGTTTGAGGCAGGTAAAATACGTTACATTTTCGACGGCTTTTGGCTTGTCTTTGCCCAGGCCCAGCCATTGCAAAAACCTTGTGCTGCCCAGATGTTCCCAGCCGTTGCTGGACGCTTTCGGCGCTGGCCGCACGTCCTTTGCGGTGGCTGTGATCGTCTCCGGCTGATCCTCCGGCGCAGCGGCCACGGCGGGCAGCTGTGGAGGCTCTGGGCCGGGCGGTGCGGCCCTGGAAAAATACCCCGTCATGCTTTTAATAAGCCATTGGAAAAAGTTCATTTTGTCGTCCCCGTTTTTGCTATGTGTTCGTTGTACAGGCTCAGCCACGCCTCCAGCGCCTCGTCGCCCGTTATGGTATCGTTGCCGCACATTGCCACTTTCCAGGCGTCGATTACAGCGTCCACCGGGTCTATTCGCTCGGTTTGCATTTCCTTGTCGATCTTTGTCTCGCCGTAGTTGTTCGCTATTGTTTTGGCGTTTGCAATGCTCCAGGTCAGCAGCTCGTCGTCGCGGTTATACTCGACGTTTCCGGCGTAGATTTCTAGCCGGAAATCCTCTGTTGCGTCGGACAGGCTGCGCGCGCTCTGGATAATGTCCAGGCACGGCCAGCCCTGGGCCTCCAGGTCGGACAGAAACGCGCTGGCGTTGTGTGGGTCGTAGCATACCATGCTAATTTTTAGGCCGTAGAGGTCTACCAGTACGGACAGGTAGGTTAAAATATATTTATAGTCGGTTTTTATGCCGCCCATTGTGTGGGTTACTGTTACCAGGCCGTCCTCCACCCATTTGTCGTAGGGCGCGTTGTCGCTCTGGACGTGCTGCTGGAGGCGCTGGGCCGGGATAAAGCTGTGGCTATGGATAAAATACTTGCGCACCCCGTCCACCAGATAGGGGATCAGAATAACGACGGTTGTTAGGTCGCCGCCGCTGGACAGGTCAAGCCCTACAAAACAGTGGCTGCCCTTAAAGTCGGCCAGGGTTCTGTCGCTGCGGCACGCGCGCCACTTCTCCATGTCCTGGATATAGACGCGGTTCGACCATTGCACCCATCTGTTTAACTGCTTTACCAGAAAATCGCGCAAATCCTCGCCGCCCATCTGGCGGGCGGCGTCGGCTATTGGGATCAGATTCTCCAGTGCGTCCGGGTCGTAGGCCAGGGCGGGGTTTGCTTTCAGCCAGTTCTGCGGCGTCCAGAGGTCGTCCTTTTCGTCCATTTCCGCTATATAACAGAATTGCGTGTCAATGGACGCGCCGCCGCGCAAAATAGCTTTGCAATGCTCGTACAGGGCAAAACAGGGCGATTTTTGGTCAAATCCCGCCGTAGTAATAACCGAAATAAGGGCGGATTTTACTTTTTTTATGCCGCCCTCCAGCAGTTTATACATCTGGTTTGTGCGGTGCGCGTGGTATTCGTCCACAATCCCCAGATAGGGGCGGTGGCCGTCCAGGCTCTTTGTATCGCCGGAAATTGCCTTGATTTCGCCGTGTGTGAGCAAGCACTCAATCGTGTGGTTGTGTTCGTGGACTTTGAAAAGCTCGGCCAGGTCGTCGTCGCTGCGGATAAATTTCACAACTTCCCCAAAAACGATATTGGCCTGGTCTTGTTTTGTGGCCGCGCAGTAGATTTGCGGGTACTGGTAGGCCGTGAAATTGCCATAATAGGCGGCCAGTATGCCGTTTAGAAAACTCTTGCCGTTTTGGCGGCCCAGCTGCACATAGGAGGTTCTAAAGCGTCGGTGGCCCTTGCCTTTGATCTTCCAGCCGTTGAGGCTGCCCAGGATAAAGCACTGGAACGGATAGAGGCGGACGCGCTGCTGTTCCTCGCCCTCTGCTATTGTGAGGGTTTCCGCAAACTCCAGTATGTCGTTTGCGGCTTCCGCGTCGAAATAGTAGCGGAACGGGGCCAGCTTTGCGCGCTCCAGGTCGTCCAGGTGGCGCTGGCAAGCCATCCGCACAAGTTCCCCGGCCACGATCCGGCCCGCCAAAACGTCCAGGGCGTACTGTGTCGTGCGGTCTTTTACGGCCTTTTTCATTCCTCCGGGGTCTTTTCCTTTCGGAATTTTTCAAACTTGTTCGTTTTGGCGGCCTCCTTGGCGGTGGGGGCCACAATCCGGCAGCGCTGGGCAACGGACAGGCCAAAGTCCGCAGCGCCTTGTCGGCACTGTTTCCACGCTCTGTCCTGCTGGATCAACAGGTCGTTCCGCTCCTGGTTCACTATCAGCGCGCTGTCCCAGATAAAGCCGTCTACAATGTTGTCCGGGTCGTCTGCCGGGGTCGGCTTTCTTGGTATTTTTCGCGTGTAGGTGATTGGCTGCTTGTCCAGTTCTGCGGTGATCTGCACATACTGCTGCTCGGCCACGACCAGGCGGCCCAGGGCCTCGCAATCCACGTTTGCGAAAATGCCCATTTTCAGCAGTTCTGCAGCCAGGGTGTTGAACCGCTTCTTCTGGTCTGGTTTCAGCCATGACGGCGGCGCGATATTGTCCGCCGCCGCGATCAGTTCCCGGTTTTCGCGGTCTTTGATTTCGGCCTTTGTTAAGTGCTTCTTGCCTTTCGCCACCACAAGGGCCGTCGGTTGTCGTTTTCCGGCCATGTGTGGGGCCTCCTTTTTGTGTTTTTGTTGCATGGACGCCCGCAAAAGCGCCCTTGGGGGAGTTTTTGGTGGGGAGTTTTCTCCAAAGTCTAGGGAGGGGCGACTAATCCGGCCCGCTCCAAAACTTTTTCATAGCCCCCCTTGCTCTCAAAGTAGCGCTTTCGCAGCTCCAGCAGCTTGCGCTGTGTCGCCCTCATGCTGGCGGGGTTGCGCTTGTATGCAGCCGTGATCGCTGTATGTGAGGCGTGGGCCAAAGGAAACAGGTTAAAGGGATCAAGGCGGCGATCCCAGGCTGTGTCCAGTTCTTCGACGTGGTGGACTTCGTCGGCGTCCAGCAGCTGGTTGCGCTCGTAAAACGCCCATATATCTATCCCGTCGTATATAGATATAATTACAGGGCGGATTGTCCGCCATTCCCTGGACACATAAAAGGCTGCGGCTTCTTTGCTGCGACACTGGGCATTATATGCCGTGTGGCGGCTCTGGTGCAGCTGTTCGCACCGCGCGCAGCGCTGGCGGTCTGCTGGTATGATAGCGCCACAACGGCAGTATTTTAGCAGTATGATCCGCGCCTCCTGGTTCCTCTGGCCCCCGCCTCACATATAGGCCAGGGCGTTATGGCTCACCCTGGCCGCTGTTATAGGAGGGCGCACAAACAACAAAGCGCCGGGCATTTCTGCCCGGCGTTCCTGCTTGTCCACGCTATCAGCTTACCACGGATGGGCCACCAGTAAAACCCCAGGTTTTCCCCAAACTTTCCCGCGTAGGCGCTTTTGGACTATCTGTGATAGACCCAAAGCGTCGGCTTTTTGGTTCTATGGGTATCCGCCGGGGCTTGTGTAGTTCTGGGTTTTGTGGTGTTTTTTGTGGTGTATTGGTTATTTTCTGGGCGGGTGGACGTGTTCCTGTTCTGCCTCGTCGTGCCATGCCTCCAGCTCCTGGCCCGTGGGTTTCTGCTGTGCAGCCTCGACGCGCTGCTGGAGGGCGTGCCATTTCTCGACGCATTGCTGGCCGATGTGGACGGGTACAAGGGCGTACAAGATTGCGCCCGTGTCGGTGATTGCCTGGGCTTTCAGCCTGGCGTTTGTCCCGGCTGTTTCTTCGATTGCCTTGTAGGCGGCCACGACGGCCACGGCCTGGGCCATTCTGTCCGGGTCTTTGCTGCGGTGTAAATCCTTTTTGTGGTAGGCTTTCATGTGATCCTCCTTTACCAGCGGCGGAGGCCGTCCACTCCAAACAGGAGGACGGCCAGGCGTTCGTTTAATTGCTTGCACCAGCGGGCCGGGCTGTTCTTCCCTGTGTTGAGCTTTTCGGCCACTTCCTCGGCTGTCAAGCCCTCCATGTAGCGGGCGCGGTAGGCGTCGAACATATAGGCGCGGCCCTTTTGGCGGGTTTCCTTTTCCAGCTCGTCCAGGGCGGCGTCCAGGTGGGCCAGCATAACAGCGGTGCGGGCCTTATTCTTGCGGATAGAGCGGAGCCACGCCTCGCCCTGGATTTCTGCGCCCTGGAGCCTGGCAGCGTCGGCGCTGTCTACAGCGCGGCCCTCGTAGCCTTTTAGGGCGCGGTAGTTCTCCATAAGTAGCGCGGTATTGTGGAGCGCTTGCTGTTGATCCTGTCGGCGCGTCTCTTTTACTGCCTTTTTCACGGCCTCCGCGATCACGGCCTCCAGGGCTGCCTGTTCCGCCGGGGCGTTGCCCGTTGCAATGGCTTTTATTGCCTTTTCGGTGTATGTCTCCATTTGCTGCCCTTTCAGCCGCGCTGGCGGCTCATTTTTTTGTATTTCTGGCCCGGCGCTCTGCCAGGAGCTTATCCACGCGGGCCTGGCCCGCTGCTGCGTAGGTTTCGGACACCTCAAAACACACATAACGGCGGCCCGTTCTGATACAGGCCACGGCGGTTGTGCAGCTGCCCGCGAACGGGTCTACCACAAGATCACCCGGCACGCTGGCGTCCGTGATAATGCGCTGGATCAGCGCTATGGGTTTCTGGGACGGGTGGATTTTCTCGCCGTCTGTCTGTATGCTGCCGGACGTAAACCCGCGCTCTGTCCAGACGTTGCGGGCGTGTTTTTTTGTCTGCGGGTCTATGCAGCCGTAGAGGATAAACTCGTGGCTGCTGTTGTAGAAATTGCCGGGGCCGCTCATTTTGTCCCACACGATCATGTTTTTCACGGGCAGATATTCGGCAAAAATCGGATAGTAGAACGCGCAGCCGCGCCAGTCCATAAAAATATAAAATTCGCCGTGATCGTTTAGGATTCGGCGCAGCTGCTGGGCCAGCTGTCTATAAAACGGCTTTGCCACGGCCAGGTCGTTAAACTGGCCGTGCTGCCCGTTGTGGGTTAAGCCCATAAAATAGGGCGGGTCGGCTACAATGAGCTTTGCGCAGCCGTCCGGCATTTGTGTCAGGCCGTCCAAACAATCCAGATTGTTTATTGTGTTTGCTTCGATCATTCGGCGCTCCTTTTGGCGTAGGCTTTCTCATAGGCTGCGCGGGTGGCCTCGCAGAGCTTGTGCGCCTCTGCATTGCGCTGGGCTATGTAGACGTCCAGGTAGTCGCAGCACGCGCGCTGGGCCTCTCTTTTGAGCTGCCAGCGCTGCCAGGGCCAGCGGGCGGCCTGGTAGGCTCTCTTTGCCGTATTCCAGGCGGCCTGGCGGCGGCGCGTTTCCTCTTTGAGCATTTGCCGCGTTTCAATGGTCGCCACGTCCACGGCCCTGTCGTCCCAGTATTCGGTGGCCCCGATCTTGCGCGGGTCGTTTTGGTATGCGTCTTTCCAGCACTGTGCGGATGTGTTCACGCCGTCCAGCCGGAGGCCCGCATATTCGCACCAGGCTAAAGCCTGTTCAAGCTCCGGCCCTTCTCTGGTCGTCCATAGGATCAGCAGCGCGCCCTGTCGCTGTTCTTCCTGTGCTGCGCGGATCACGGCCCACTTTGGGTCTCCGATTCCCGGCCAGGCGTTTTCGCAGAGCGTGCCGTCAAAGTCAAGCGCGATTACTTTCTTCATGGTCGTGGCCCTCCTGCTCTTTCGCGTCGTCCGGGTGGTACTCTCCCTCAATGTCCATTATGCACTCCGAGATGTACCAGCATCCCCAGGGGTCGTACTGCTCTTTGGCCCAGTCCTCCAGGAACTTCTCGCGGTAGCCCTCGTAGGCTCCGCCCAGCTGTTCCAGTAGCCAGATTGCCTCTCGCACGCCCTCGTCCTGTTCTTTCTTCCAGCCCACCAGCACATACTCGTCTTGATGCACTCCCGAACGCATGAAAACAAGGTGCTGCGGAAAAGTTGCGTAAATTTTCCGCATTTCCTCGCACTCGTCGTCAGAGACGGCGTAGTATTCGCGCATCCGGGCTTGTTCCGCCGGGGTTGCTGTGGCGTATCTTTCGGGTAATGCGTTTTCGCGCTGCCACTCATTCGTGGCGCGTTCCGGGCGGATCGTTCCGTAAAAATAGCGGTTTTTCATGCTCTTTTCTCCTTTTTGCGCTTGCACCACGATTGCGGCGCGAACTGGCAGCCCAGGGCGGACAGTGGCAGCGGGACAGCCAGCTTTTTGTAGCAGGTGATTTCCCAGGCGTACAGGTGCGTGCGGTCTCCCTGGTATTCTTTGAGCTTTTCCCAGGGAACGCGGGCGGCGCGCCGCAGCAGCAGATCGTCGCGGTGGGCGTCAAAACTTCGGATATTGCAGCAGAGGAAGCGGCCTGTGATCTGGCCGCGTCCGCCGTCGCTTTTGGTTTCATACGCCCATACGACTATAGGGTTATTTTCGGACACAGGCGGGGAAATGTACGGCGCGGTGCGTCTGATTTCCAGCGTTTTCTGTTTGCTCTCGATCAGGGCTACCCATTCGGGCTTTATAGCCATTATATACTCGTTCGTCGGTTTGTTCATTGCTTGCCCCCTTTGTACTTCTTCCTGCGGTTCTTCTTCTCCATTTCGTGGCTGTGCGGCATCGGGTCTATAAATTGGAATTGCTTGTTATATTCCCGCTGCTTGTCAATCTCCGCGCGAAAAGCTGCGTATTTCTCGCAGTCGGCGTGGCAGTTCTGGCGGCGATCCGGGCATTTATAACAGGGCTGTGTCATTGTCTTGCACCTCGTTTCCCCAGGCGTCCCAGCCCGGCGTTGATTCGCGTGCGAACAGCTCCAGGCGACGCTGATCGCCAAATAGCTGCACGATCCTGTCCCGCACCTCTGGCGGTTTCTGGCTGTGTTGCCGGATCGGGGATTGTACAACGCTGTGTACGCTGTGGCTTACTACGCGCGGGTGGCCCTTGACGGCCAGGAGGCAAACCTCCGCGTTTTGGCGGGTGTAACTGCCTAAACCCCAAAAATCCCCCCCCCGATTTCTTATTTTTCTTTATCCAGCAAAATGCCAGGGTTTTGTATTCAAAGCCCCAGGCGCGGATCGTGTCCAGGGCTTGCTGGAGGTTCGGGAACGTGGCCCACATCAAGAGGGCGCAGTCTTTGGCGGCCATGGCTTGGACGGGCAGGGCCTTTATTTCGTCCGGCGTCATGGTGGGATAGTGGCGCGCCGCTGCGCCGTTGCCCTGCTGGCGGTAGCTCCAGGGCGGGTCGGCGTAAATCACGCCGTAGCCGTCGCCCGCCGGGGCGTGAATGTCAACTATTGACATCTTGGCTTTTTCTCCTTTCCTTTTCGTCCTGTTCCTCTGCTGCGCCGTAGGGCTTCCAGCAGCCCGTGTTAATCCAGCGGCGGTGCATTGCCGACAGCAGAGCGTGGAGCCGCCGGGCCTCCAGTTCGTTGATTTGGCCCTGGTATTCCAGCGTCCCCAGGGCGGCGTATAAGACTTTTACCAGTTCCTCGTCGGTGCGCAGCGTGTGGGCGGCGTCGGCCTGGGTGGTCATGACCTCGCCCGCCGGGGCCAGTGGCGTGCGCTTTTCGGCGGGGTTCTCGTATTTGTCACAGGACAGCACCCTGTCGGATTTCTCGCTGCACTCGTCCCAGTGGAGGCAGGAGTAGCACATGGTCGCGGCGTGTTCCGGGCGGGCGTCGTCGGCAAAGGGCGCAGCAGCCGCTGTCGCGCCCTCTGCGGCGCTTTCTGCGGTCTGGCTTGTAGGCGGCTGGATTCTGTCCGGCGCGCCGTGCAGTGGCGTGTCTGCGTCGCTCTGGCTGCCCGCTGCTACCTCCGCGCAGCATTTCGGGCAGCTGGTGTGCTCCTTGCACCAGGCGCAGCAGCCAGCGCAGCCGGACGTCGCGCCGTCGCGGTAAAAGCTCACCAGGTTGTCCACGTTGTCGCAGTTGTGGCTGTTGTCGCACTCACAGGGGCGGGCGGCGTACTTCGAGCGCAGGTATTCGCGGGCGGACATGGTGCGGGCCTTTGCCACGTCCTGCTTTGTGATCGGCTTGTCCTCACCCTTGGTGGCGTTCTGCTGCGCCAGCTGGGCCTGGGCGTCCAGGGAGAGGGCCGCCGCAGCGGTGGCGGTTGTAAAGTTCAGCTTGCCGTCCTCCATGAGCTGGCGCAGTTCCGGGGCTAGGCTGTTGCTTATCTTCTCCAGGGCGGCCAGCGTGCCGTCGGCCTCGTCCATGATCGCGGCCATGTGGTCGCGGAGCTTTCCCTCGGTCAGATCGCGCCCGTAAAAATCGACCCCGGCGGCTCTCATTTCCTCCAGCGCTTGTTTTAGGTTCTCGTACTCCTGGACGCGATCCGCTGCTGTTTTGTTTCGCTGTGTGTTCGCCAGGATCACGGCCAGGCGTTCCTCCGCTTGGCTGCCTTTCGGAATCACTTG